ATAGATAGTACCTTCCGTTTGACCTATTAAACCGGATACATTTGTAACGCTTGTTACATCCGCAGCTCTCGTAGCACTTGCGTTATAAGTGGGTATGTAGGATGTTGGATAGGTAGCACCTTGTTCTATCTGTGCGCCCCAAACATACATACCTTTTGAGCCATCTCCTGTAGCAGTAACATCAGTACCGTCATCAGAGAAATAAATTTCAAACTTACCATTACCTGGTTGGCTTCGTCTAATACCCAATCTATACCATCCATTGCCATAGCTTTCAACGATAGTATTTTCATTATTTATTGCTGTATTACCAATGCTTCCAACCTTTGTTCCGTTCTTTACATCAAAAACATATCTCTGCTGAGGGTTTGTAGATGCTAAAACTATATACTGAAACTCTCCCTTAATGTATTTAGCAAATACAGAATCAAAGACATCTCCGCTTGAATTTAAAACTGTAGAGGTTCTAATTCTGAAATCAGTTGTTCCGTTATTAGGAATTATTTTTGTTGCGTTAGAAACGCCCTCAGGACTTACAGCAATATTGTTTTGTAATGTATAGCTTCGTACTTCCCAATTAGCAGTAGAGAAGTCTTCGCTATCAACGATTTGATTTGTTCTTTGTGGCTCAAGTAGTAAAGATGCTGTTCCTCCCAAGTGATCTATACGAGGCATAGAATCTGTTAAGCCATCGCTTTCCTTTTCTATCAATCCTTGCTCGTTAACCCTTGTAGCAGTATCCGTACCACGAGTGTATGTAAAATCCCCACTACCATCAATAGGCTTGTGGGAATATACTTTAGATTCTTTGTATCCGGAAGGAAATAATACTAAAGAAGATGCATCAAATATAGTCTTGGTGATTTCTTTGTAAGAAGCAGCAGCACTAGAAGAACCTTCTATAGTACCACTATCGTCTAATACCCTTTGACCATAATCGTTAATACCTATTCTAATAGTATCATATAGGTATCCTCCTTTATTTATAAGGTATGTCTTTACATCGGATGCAACATTAACCGCATCCTTTAAAAAACCACTACCTGAGTTAAGCAAATATCCCATTAATCAAAAATAGTTGGGTCAACAAATATCTCATTTCCATTAGAGTCTAATCTGTCAAAACCTAAAGAAGCTATTCCGCTTTCAGTAGTTAGGGTGACATTAACATAAGACTTATCACTTATTCCCGTACCGGATGCAGCATCGTAATTCATTGTTAATCCATCCATCCATCCCGAAATGGTTACGGTGTTGTTGTTGTGTAGTAAGATACATACGATGTCTTCTCTACGAGACATATTATCTATCTTGTTGATCTTATTATCTACCGCAGGTGTTTGTATGGTAATGTTTGTAGTAACTACCCCTAATCCATTTGTGGTGTTCTTAGCCTCAGTAAATGATGTAGTGCCGTCTTTTACATTATGAGTGAAAGTGGCTATCTTTGTGTAGTCAACGAAATCTACTGAATCTACTATAGTTTCATCACTACCATCAAAGGTAATAGTTATATTATTTTGAAGTGTAAGGATAGCTTTCTTAATACCTCCGGCAGTAATCTTACTACAGTTGATATCAATGTCGCTAAGTAATGTTGTGCAATTGAAAGCCATATTTTTTTGTATTAAAAAAGGAGGGAAGAAATTAATCAACCCTCCCTTGTTATAATTTACAAGATAAAAGTATTAAGCTACTTTAGCCCACTCAGCATCTGTAATATGATAAGCTAAGTTTACTTGCTCACCAGTCAATGTAATTTGGTATCTGTTTTTATCAGAACGAGCAGTACCTGCAGCACCATCGATTGTAGATACAAACAAACCATAATCAAATCCAACCAAGTGACGAGTACCAGCAGCAGTCTCAACGAAAGCAACTATCTCAGCGTTAGGGCTAGATAGGTCTTCGAGAGCATCTCTGTTAGCTAAACTCATCTTAGGTAGTTCGATAGTGATTGTAGGAACAGCAGATACTGATCCGTCAGAAATAGTTTTTACATCAGTAAATGTAGAGAAACCATCTTTTAGGTTAAACTCAATAGAAGCGATTAATGTATCAGCATCAAGAGTAGCACCTGTAGGAGATATTGTTACCACATCACTAGAAACAGAAACTTCAGGAGAAGCAGCATCTAAAGTATTCTTGTCTAACAAGTATACTTTAGTAAGACCTCCCAATGCAATGTCATCACAAGAGTAAGTGATGTCAGTAAGAGTTACGTTACAAGCCATTTATTATTAGGTATTAAAAAGGGAAGGCGAACCTTCCCCTTTGTTATTATTCAGTTATTAAGAAGGGTCAATGTTCGTTATAAGAACAATCTCATCTCCTTTTAGGTAAGAGAAACCTAGTTTAAAGCGACCCCATAGGTACTCGCTGTTTTCTTTAGCTTCGTATTCGCTGTCGATAGCATTTACATCATTGTAGTCATCAGTCAACATAACCAAGTTACTTGGTGAACAAACAATAATATTGTTGTCAGCTAAACTAGCAAGGTGGATAACTTCCATACCGTAGTATGTTGGGATAGCACCTTTAGCAATACCTTCGCTGCTAGACAATGTCATAGATTGAGCAAAGTCTTCAGCCATAGCAATTTGGAACGCTTGGTAAGCCTTAGTACCTAAGAAGTATGCAGGACGGAACTCACGGTCAGCATCGCCATAAACAGCAGATAGCATAACGTCAGACATATCTTCATACGCATCTTGCATTGCATCTAAGATATTTGATGATGCTATAACAAGTCCTGGCGCACCACTACCTGAAGAATCCCATCTGTCATCCATAATAACATCAGCATCAACTTGCATTTCACCTAACAATTCAGAACCTGCATAAGTCAATGCTTTTTGAGCAGCCAATTTTGCGAAGTAATCGAACACCCAATTACGGAACTCAACGTCCATAGTCTCAGGATTGTGCTGACCTTTTTTCAAAGCTACACCACGGTAAGACTTTTCTAATACAGCTTTACAGTTTTTGAAACCCCAAGAGAAAGTTTGAACACTCATTTCTTTCTCTGTAATAGTAGTTGGAGTAGTGTCTGTAAAAGCACAGTCATCTCCTGCAGTAAATGTTTGTGCGCCAACTTCAAAAATTGGTACGTTTACTTTGGCTTTTACGCCATCGATAAGTGTAAAGCGGTTAAGTACAGCCGCTGATTTTACCATTGCATCGATAAATAAATCTCTGCTACGGTCACCCCATAACGACTCAGTATTCGCTAAATTAGGAGTAGTATTAATAGAATTTGCCATTATATAATGATTTTAAAAAAATTTGTTTTACTTAATTTACAAAGTCTTAGTATAAACTCGGAAAATGTTTATTGATAAGATTTACTTTCTCAGGAGTAATACGCTCAAAGTTGATAGTTTTATCTACTTCCTCAGCGACAACTTCTTCTGTCTGCTCTGCGGTGAATTGCTCTTCAACTTCTTGTTCGTCTACTTCTTCCTCAGCTTCAAAGTTCTCTTCTACCTCAGCAACTTCTTCAGTAGCTTCCTTAGTAGCAGTAAACTCTTCTTCTACAGTTTCCTTAACTACTTCCTCAGTAGCCTCGTACTTCTCGTCTTCCTTCATCTCCTCTTCTTCTTGAGCCATTTCGCCCATAGATTCGATGTGCTTTTGAATCATTTCGATAGCAGTCTTTAAATCTTCGACTCCCATAAACTTCTCTTCAAAAGATGTCAATGATGATAATAGAATCTCATTCTCAGATTCTAATACTTCGATACGCTCCTGGAACTTATTAGTCATTGCCTCAAATTGAGCCTCCAACTTACCAAGTTCTTTAGCAAATGAAAATTCAGTCATTTCTTCTTTATTTGTTGGTGTTATATTAGCTGCAATCTCGATAGAGAAACCATTTATCTCCCCATCCTTAATTGCATTGAATAATTCGTCAGACTCAATCTTGGCCTTTACGAATACTGTTCCGTTTGGAAGATCAAACCCATAGTCCGTAGACTTATCGTTATCAGATTCTTTCATCCAAATCTCTAGCATCACAACATCGGTAGTATCATTCTCGTGCTGTATGCCAAATTCGTTAAACAACCCCTTCTTGGAGTAGTTGTACATTATCTCTCTAATTGTATCTTCAGTAAAGCGTACATAGTAGTAACCATTCTCAGCAGACTGGCGCAATATCTCCTTGTTAGGAATCATAATTGGGCCAACCACTTCACGCTTTTCATCGTTAGCAAACATCTCAATGCTTTGCTTAGAGAAATAAATAAAGTTTTCTTCAATAGCAGGTTTGTCTACAAGGGAAATCTTATACATCCCCTGCTCAAAATCCTCTAGTGTTATATCGTATAATGGTAAATCTTTGTCCATTACTTTTTTGCTTTTTTATGCCACTTAGGTAGCAAGTCGTTATCTTGTGTGTACTTAGGGTTAGAAGGATTACCATTCTTTACTAGGTACATAAATGCGTTTAATCTTGCAAGTCCCCATTGTATTGCTGAAGTAACCTTCGGTGAGTGGGATGTGTTGTATGCACCCATACCACGTAGGACAACACGCTTTGCAGCTCCAACACCAATCTTTTTATCCGGATACTTCTCATTATAAGTTCTTACCTTAGTCTCTATAGACTTAATAATCTTTGGAGATAGCTTTCCACCTTTTCCAACACCTTTAGGATTCTTCTCAGGAGTATCGCTCTTAGGTGCTTTGGGAGATTTCTTAACGCTACCATCTTCTCCTTGAGTAGCATAATCTTCTCTCTTCTTCGGTTTTTTAGCCTTGACTTTTCTATTGCCATACGGGAGGTTATCGATGTCAACACTAGCCTTAACTGTTCCTTCTCGGATTGATTTAGCCTTTTTAATCGCCCAATTAACGCCTGAAGTTCCTCCCCACCCCAGCCAAGCGACATAGCCTCGATCTTTCCAAGGCGTGTCCTTATACTTAGGGTCAATCTCAGCATTTTTTCTATGGCGGTTAAACGCAGCCATCCTGGCGATAGTATCATATGATAGTTTTCTCTTTGATGCTAATTGGTTTGCACGAGTCCACCCTATAGAGGTCATTCCTTTAACTTCCTTACCATACTTCTTCTTCCACTCAAGAACCTTCTTGGCGTTGTTAGTAGCAGATTGTGGGTAGTCGTTGTATGTAGCCATCGAATTAATTTACAATTATTTGAGTATGCCTTTTACAGTTAGGTATGCGTTGTCCTCATATACCTCACCATCTACACTTTTAATCACTATAGTATCCGAAGTAATTCTTGATGCAGTAAATTCCTTGAGTAAGAATTCTAAATCAGCTAGTTCACTTGTAGGAATCACCATATCAAATTCTATACTAGGACTATCGCTATGCTTAATCTTTTCATCATCAACATAGAAGTCATAATAATCAGTAGTGTTACCGCTAGTATCTTCTGCTAACAAATCCCAATTTTGAGTATTCTTATTAAACAACCTACCGTTAAATACGTGCTGTACCCCTATTGGATATATCCTTTGAGTTTCTGTTTCTAATTTAGGTCTATTTACCCTTGTTAAAGATTGAGGTGTTTTAATATAAGTTGAAAACAATGGTTTATCTACATAACCAAACTTTAAGCCTATGTCTTGATGTTTTGTAAAGACATTGTTTGTAAATGAAATTTCTCTTGAGCTTACACCTCCGGAGTTTACATTTTGGCTCACTTGATTGCCTAAGTAATCACCTGCTATAGACCTGTATAGTACACCGCTTTTTAGATTTATAACTAAATCAGATATACCTTCAGGGTTTATCTCTTGTGTGGTAGAGCCTGTTGTTAATCCGTCTTGATTTTCCTTATCATAGAAGTGTCCAAAGTCCTTGTTATTTATAGTGATGTTTTTAAACTTATCACCCCCTATAAGCAACTTAACAGATTTTAAAT